TGTCCAGCAGAGACGCTCCTTTCCGGACTAGCTATTAGGGTGATGAGTGGAGAGGTTACGCTTGAGCAAGTTGTGGACTGGGTGCGCTCGGTCGAGCCAGTAAACGGCGGTGCGGGAGAAGTCGAAGTCGCGGCCCAAGGATGGAAGGAGTTGCAACATGAAACTCTCTGAGGCAATTCTTCTGGGCAGTACGTTGAAGCCGCAAGCGTTCGGGCCTGCGTTTGACGGCAAGGGAACCTGCGCCCTGGGTGCGGCCAAGGATGCCATCGGGAACCTGTACTTAGATAAATGGGGATTTCTGATTTGGCCGTGGACGATGAACCCTGATCTATACCTGGAGTGTCCGTGTTTGGGGTGTGGGTCGTATTTGACTCGTTATCAAGGACCTCTTCGCGTAATCATCCACCTGAACGATGACCACGAATGGACGCGCGAACGTATTGCGGGATGGGTGGCCAGCATCGAGGCGAAATATGATCGTGCCTTACAGGACACTGTGCCAGAAGTGCTTGCTGCCGTCTGATGTTCCGGGGGTATGGCGTTGTACGGCTTGCGATTGGGTGTGGATGGCAGAGCAAATTGGCACAGTCCCTAAGCGGTGCCCTAATGCAAAATGCAGGAAACTGCGGAACCACGTGGTTCTGAAAGGTCAAGATGGAAGACCGGATCATTCACCATCCTAGGGATTGCGATTGTATTCGCTGCTTATTGTGGCGCATACTCGTAACCGAACGGGCGATCCTAGCTACGTTCTATCCCATAACCGCCGTTATCACCCAAGGAGAAGATATGCTGACAGGAACCATCACTGGACTCGCCCCCGGCGCGTCTGATCAATTCTTTTGCACTCCGGTAGACGTAAACGGGAACCCAGACCAACTGCCTGCGGGTTCTCCTCTGCCCGTATTCACCGCCTCTGACCCTGGCGTGGTGATCGGGCCTCCCACAGTCGCGGACCCTACAGGCAACTCCTGCACGGCGACCGCACCGACCACTGCTACCCCTGGTCAGAGTTTTACTCTGACCTGGACGGCAGAGTTCACTCCGGCTGGAGCAACCACCTCGACCACCATCACGGCTACTGCGACGGTGCCCTACCTTGCACCGCCGACGCTGAATCCGGTGGGTGGGGTGATCTCTCAGACTAATCCGGCAAAGTAGTTTTGGGAACCGGGGTGGACTCCGTGAGCCACCCCGTATTTTTATGATAAACATCTATGGCCGACCTGAAAGACTACAACGAATTGCTGAACGAAAAGATGGAGAAGTTCTCTCCTGAACAGGTGGACTACCGCGATGCCGTGGGGAAAGAACGTTGCGGCAGGTGCCTGCATTACTTCGAGCGCAAGATTGATCGCTACGGCATTTGCGAACTTGTACGCTTGGAGGACGAAGACCCAGTCTCCCCGGACTACACCTGCGATTTCTGGACGCCGGACGGAGAGAATTTCCCACTGCTGAAGAAGAAGTCAAGATGAAGCCACTAGAGCCAGTTATCTTGGGAAGGCAAGTTTTGTGCCCAGCGTGCTCTTTCCATCTTGAGTCTAAAGAGCTTCCTAGCGGCAACGTAGTGTACCTGCACTGGTATGCCAGTGATTACATCATCGAGCATTATGACTGGAAGCCGTGCATCAACAACGCCGCGATCTTCTTGCAGACGCCTAGCGGACTTTCCCGTATGGAGCCGATACCGTGAACCTGCCCTCGTGCCCGAATGTGAAAGATGGAGTTTGCGAACGCAGTGAACTCCGCCTCGTAGGGGAGAACGACAAGGCGTGGTTCTTCCACTGCATCACCTGCAAGCTGTGCTGGACGGTATCCAAGCCGCGCGGTTCAGCAGAAGCCCGCTACAGGAATCAGGTTGATAGAGTGAAGCGCGCCAGCGATCAGGAGATCTCCGAAGCGAAGAAGACAAAATACTTTGTTATGCCTGGAGGCAGAGCGTGAGAGTGTGGACTGATGAGCAGAAGGCAAAAGCAGCGGCAACTCGTGCAGCAACCAAGCGAAATAAGGAGGAACGTGAAGCGAAAAAGATCGCTAGGCAGGGTAGTGTTCCAAAAAATGAAGAATCTACGATGACGGAAACTTTGGACGCCATCTCTAAAGTTCCAATCGCCCCGCTTCTATCTAAAAACGGATTCGACTGGAACCGCGCTCCTATCGAAGAAATAATGGGTCGGCTGGCCGACATGAAGCGTGAGTATGACCGCTGCACGCAGATCGTTCTAGCGCGGCAGTCAATTACTCGCCCTAAGTGGACCTGCTGGACTCAGTTACATAAGGACTTAGTGCCTAAGTCGGTAACGGCCCTCTGCCGTAAGTCTGGTGAGGATGGTAAGTGGGCATCGAGAGATGACGGATCATTCAAGGAAGTAGATGGTATCAGAGTTCCCGATCCTGTTTTCTGTTGCTCCGCACTGTGCCATGAATTATATCTCAAGTCGAAGTCGATGCAGGCACTCAGTCGCCACTAGGGTGATGCTATCAACTTAGATCGAGCGCGTACCTTACTGTCGAAGCTGGTCGTGAAGCACCGCGATACCAACTTGTCCGTTCCGTTCATTCTCAATCCCAACCAAGCTAAGTGCCACGAAATCCTGAAGCAACATTACGCCCAGCACGGATCAATCAGAGCAATCATTCTCAAAGCCCGCCGCGTCGGTATGAGCAGCTACATAGACGGTTTGGCATTCACTCATTGCCTCGCCCGTCCGCAGGCGCACGCTGAAATCGTGGCTCACTTGAAGGACGTGGCTGACAAAGGTTTGTTCCGCGTGCCAAAAGATTTGGGAGTCTGCCTCAATGATAAATTCAACGGAGCCTGCGATGTCAGAGCCAGAAGCATCATCTTCCCCCACACTCCCGGAGCATCCAACCTCGACATCGCTACGGCTGGTTCAGTCGGCGCGGGGCGCGGACTCACTCTCACATTCCTACATCTTAGCGAGGCCGCTCAATATCCCGGACAGGATTCTTTCCTGTCGATCCTTCCCGCTGTATCCAAAGCGCCTGACACTGTTATTGCTCTCGAAAGCACTGCCTTCGGTCGCTCGGGCATTGGAGAAACTTTCTATGAATACTGGAATGCAGCCAACCGCACCGGAAGCAAGTGGAACGGTTTTGTTCCAATCTTCCTTTCGTGGTTGGATGATCCTGCTTGTAAGCGAAACGCCTCCGAAGCCGAAGACGCCCCAGCCACAGACTTTGAACGAGACTTAATGAAGAAACCGTTCTGCGCCACGCGGGAGCACATCGCATGGATGCGAATGGTTCTAGAGGGCGAGTGTCGCGGGTCGGAACTGATGTTCTCGCAGGAATATCCGTGGTGCCCGGAAGTAGCCTTTGTAGCAACGGGTGATCCGGCATTTACGACTGCCGAGATTCACTACGCCCTGTCTACCAAGAAACAGCCCATTGCTAAAGGGTCGTTCACTCGCAGTGGGGCCAAGATCGACTTCCAAAAGAATCCGCGAGGAAAGACTCTGATCTGGGAAATGCCTCAAGCCCGCTGCCACTACTACATCGGAGTAGATTGCGCGCGCGGCATCGAGCAGGACACAGGGCGGGCCTCTGGAGACTTCGCATCCTATGTGGTTCTGAATGGAAGCACCGGGGATGTAGCCGCACGCTTCTCTGACTGGGTGAATCCGGTGGAGATGGCAGACGACGTGGACAAAGCGGGGCGTTTTTATAACAAGGCCATGATGAACATCGAACTTACTGGCAACCTGGGGTTGTGGTGCCAGCAGGTGCTTAGGGACACGTACATGTACCCTAATTGGTATATCTGGAAAGGAAAAGACGACAAGCAGCCGGGGAAGTCTAAAAGCCACGCGCTGGGATTTGAAACTCAGTCTCGCAGCCGTGATCTGCTACTCTCTACCTTCCGTGGCAAACTCCATGACGGTATGAAGAACATGCCGGGAGGACTAGCCCTGATGGATGAGGAAATCATCCGCCAGATGGATTTGGTGACGATGGCTACGGGCATGAGGTGGGAGATTGAGCACGGCCACGACGACGTGTTCATGGCGATGTGCTTCGCGGTGATAGCCTGCGTGCAATATCCGCCGCCGAACATCATCAACTGGAAGGGCAATTATCTGGACAAGGACAAGACGAACCACTCGGCGGTGCAGGCGTTGACTCCGCAGCAGAACTTGCAGAATGCACTCAAGGCAGATTTGAAAATGATCATGCGGCCAGAACCAAAGCGGTGCAGGTCA